TGATAATGCTACTTCAGGTTCTCACACTGTAACTGTTAAAACTACTTCAGGAACTGGAGTAACTTGGGCAGCAACAGACAAAGGAACTAAAGCAGTTTACTCTGATGGTACTAATGTTGTTGATACAGCTTTCACAGAACTATCTTCAGATTATTCACCACAGCTTTCAGCAAATTTAGATACTAATAGTCATAATATAATTATAGATACAGCTCACAGTATTCTTGATGAAAACTCTAACGAACAAATTACTTTTACTACAGCCGGATCAGCTGTTAATGAATTTACAATAGCAAACGCGGGAACAGGTGCTGCACCATCAATATCTGCAACAGGCGGTGACGCTAGTATAGATTTAAATATTACACCAAAAGGAAACGGAAGAGCAACTTTCAACGGTCAAGGTAAAATTCAAAGTGTTGCTGAAAAAGTTACAACTGCAGCTGTTGCAGCTACTGGTACAGTTGCTTACGATGTTCTTACACAAGCAGTTTTAAATTACACTACAGATGCTTCAGGTAACTGGACTTTAAATGTTAGAGGAGATGGATCTACCTCATTAGACTCAATTATGGACACAGGTGAATCAATAACAGTTGCCCACATTGTAAAACAAGGTGGAACAGCTTATTATAATTCAGCTTTTCAAATTGATGGATCAAGTGTTACTCCAGAATATCAAGGCGGCGCAGCACCAACAGGTGGTAACATTAACTCATTAGACGTTTATTCATATACAATCATAAAAACTGGTTCAGGGACGTTTACAGCGTTAGCTTCTCAAACACAGTTTGCGTAATAAATTAGGAGGAGAAAGACAATGCCAATACTAGGAAGTTTCGGAGCAGGAGCGGCAAGAGGTTTCGGTGAAACATCAGGAGCAGCAAAAGGTTTAATTAACGCTACAGGTGGAACTATTACTTGTGACGGTGATTATAGAATTCATACATTTACAGGTCCAGGAACTTTTTGTGTAGCTTGTATTTGTGCATGTGTACCTGCTGGAAATAGAAAAATTGATTATTTAATTTTAGGTGGCGGCGGAGCCGGAGGAACAAGTGGAAGATCTGGTGGCGGAGGAGCTGGAGGTTTTAGAGAATCTCATGAAGTTCCAATTTCTGGATCATACACAGCAAGTCCAGTAGCAGTATCTAATTCTCAAACAATTGCAGCAGGAGGATACCCTATATCAGTAGGGGCCGGTGGTTCACAATCTAACCCACCTGGAAGAGCTCCAAACACAACAGGATTTGGAATTTCTTCTTCCGGAGGAGGACAAGGAGCTCAGGAATGGGGTTCATCTCCTGGATCTCCTGGAGGTTCTGGAGGCGGAGGCGGACAAGAATCAGGTTCAGCTGGTAACGGTGCTGGAAGTGGTAACTCTGGTGGATATAGTCCACCCGAAGGAAATGGAGGAGCTAATGGAACCAAAACTCCTGCTTTACCTTGGGGAGGAGCAGGCGGAGGCGGCGGAGGAGCTGCACAATCAGGTTTCGATGGTCCTAATGGTAATGAGGCTGGTAATGGTGGTAATGGTCATGGAACACAAATTAGTCCAGCTGATGGAACACCGGGGCCAAGTGGTCCATTAAGATATTTTTCTGGAGGCGGCGGAGGTAAAGCACAAGCATGTTGCACACCTAGTGCAAACAGAAGAGGAGACGGAGGAGCTGGAGGTGGCGGAGGTCAACCCGGTTCTCAATCTTGTGGTTTTAGTCCAGTATGTGTTGCTGTACCTGTAGGTCCAGCTGGAACAGCTGGCGGAGCAGCATTTGGAACAGGCGCTGCAGGCGCTGTAATTATAAGGTATAAATTCGCATAATGGCTAACTTTGCAAAAATAGATGACAACAACGTTGTTCTTACTGTGTTACACGTAGACGACAAAGATGTATTAAATTCTGATGGAGTTGAAACTGAATCTGTTGGTCAAGCTTATTTAGAAACACACAACAATTGGCCTGCCGAAAAATGGATTCAAACTTCAAGAAATACTATTCTTGGAGAACACTTATTAGGCGGAACTCCTTTTAGAGGATATTTTGCAGGTATAGGTTGGACATGGGATGTTGAAAACCAACAATTTTTTCCACCTAAACCAAATTATCCATCTTGGGTTAAAAATTTAACAATATCAGATTGGGAATCTCCCGCTGGACCTAAGCCAGAACAAACTCTGGAAATGAATACCAATGGTAGTCGATGGTCTTGGAGTGAAGAAAACCAAGCTTGGGAAGTTATTTAATAACAAACATCACCAGAATTAACATACGTCAAAGTCTGGATATAATTTAAGTGAGAATTATTTTTATTTTCAATATAGTATTGTAGTGTAGCTGGAAACATAATAAATTTATTTGTCTCTAATTCTACTGTCCAAGTTTTATTTTTTTTTCTATTATCATCGTATGTAATAATTATTTTACAACTACCTGGATCTATTTCTACCCCGTATAAACACACCCAATCAGGAGAAGCTTTAAGATTAAAAGGATCTACTTCAAGTATAGGTTTTGATATTTCATTTCTTTCATAATATTTAGCAGAAGGATAATGTCCATCTCCTCGAGTAATAAAATATTTATGCTCAAGGTGCATATATTCTCTTATAAAAGTTTCAAGTCTATCTCTTGTTTTATAAAACTTATCATCAACGTCTTCATAGTAATGTGAAATAGTTATGTGTTTAACCATTTCATCTTTTTCAAGATGCCATCCTTTAGGCATTTTTACCTCGCCTACAAATAAAGCAGTGTCTGTTAATATTTGTTTTTTAATCATCTTTCATTACAATCTTTTTTTCATCTACAAAATATATAGCATCTAACGAACTATTTTTCAAGGTTAGCAACGCATCTTCTTGAGTCTGAACTAAAGCTTCTCCTGCTAGATTAAAACTAGTGTTTAATAATACAGGACATTTTGTATCTACATAAAATTGTTTTAATAATTGATATAAAAAACCCTCAGAAACTGTTTGTACTCTGCACGTATTATCTACATGCACAACTCCAGGGATTTTAATTTTAGGTAAGACATTAAAATTTATTGTCATGTGGGGACTTTCTTTTAGGCCTAAAGTTTCAAAATATTTTTTAAATTCAGTTTTTAAAACAACACCTGCAAAAGGTCTGTACCATTCTCTTTTTTTAATATTGTTTACAATTTGTTTAGCATCAGGATGTCTTGGATCAAATAGTATACTTCTATGCCCCAATGCTCTAGGTCCTGCTTCAGGGCTTCCTTCAAATATTGCTACACTTTTTTTATTTGCTAGTAGGTTACATACTTCTTTTATGTTAGATTTTTTACCTATTTTTAATTTTTCTTTTTTATAATAGTGGTAAAAATTATCTGTACATGGATATACACGTTTCGAAGTTTCTTCTTTATATTTTAACATTGCAGCACCTACAGGTACCCCTGTATCATCTGCAACTGGTTCAAAATAAAAATTAACATTAGGTAAATTTTTTATATAAAAATTGTTAGCTACTACATTCAAGGCGTAACCCCCTACCACACAAACATTTTTAATACCTGTACTTTTTACATATTTTTTTATTAAGTTTAAAGATTGCTCTTGTGTTTCTGTTTGCACTAATCTAGCTTTATCTGCATAAAAATTATAATTAGTTTTATTAATGTCTTTGGTTATAGAGTCTTCACAATTATAAAAACACACACTATCATCTTTTAAGAAACTAAATTTATTTGAGTCAGGTATATTATTTATAAAAAGTTTTTCACCATTAAGTTTTTTTCCATAGGAAGCAAGTCCCATTGTCTTACCGTTTTCTAAAACATGTTGGCCAATTAAAGTAGTAGCAGCCTCGTATACTCGAGTAATACCTAAAGAATTATTTGAAGAAATATCACAGTCACTATAATATAATTTTAATGAATTTAAAATATTATATTTTTCAGTTTCTTTGTTTAACTCTAAGCCAAAGTTTTTTGAAATACATTTAAGTTTATCTTTATCCCCTATAAAAACACTTTCGTTTTCTCTAGCTGAAGGTTGTCCATTTATAAAAAATATACTTCCATTTCTGTCAATCACAAAAATTAAAGTTTTTTCAAATTTGCTGTTATGGTAAGCTAAACTAGCGTGACATTTGTGATGCAATAAAGAAGAGTAGTTTTCCATCTCTATATTAAATTTTTTATTTATATAGTTTCTCCATACTGTTTCTATATCGGGTTCATTGTTAGAAGGAGTTAGATAAAGCACATGATCTATTTTACCTAATTTTAAACTTTCATATAATTCTATAGATTTAAAAGGGTGTCTATCTCTTTTGTTACGGGTAAGTCTTTCTTCTTTACAAAAAAATTCTATTTTACCATCTAACAAACTACATACTGAACTATCGTGTGCAATATTAAATGCTAAAATTCTCATTACCTAAAGTTTTTATTTTTAAACCAGAAAGGTAATCCAACATGGGGTCTTTTATCAAACATGTTGTTTTTAGCTCCTTTGCGTCTTGCATTATTATAATGAAAGAAAACTTGAACACAGTCTTCTTTTCCATCAAAAGGTTCTCTCCAATGTTCTAGGTCTTCTCCTTTGTAAATTAACATATCTCCAACTTTTAAATTTATTTTTTTTCCTTTCATCCCATCTTTTCCAGAAGGTTCAAGATAAATAGGCCAAGGGTCACCTCCTAAATAAAGTGTTGTAGATATCTCACAACTAAATCTATCTTTGTGTCTTTTAAGAATATCTCCTGTTTTATATGACCTTAAAAAAGAGTAATTTGGATACAGTTTTAAACCTGTAGCTTTTTCCATAAGGGGTTGAAGTTTTAACATTAAAGTTTCCATAGGAACATCTGCATAAGATACAAAAGTATTTGGAACTTGTCTGTCTCCCCATTCTCCAAAAGCTGTCTCAAAAGGGGACATATATTTATCTGCAGACATGGTTTTAAAACATTGTTTTTTTACTACGATGTAGTTATATAGAAACAAAGCTAGTTCACTAGAAACAGCTTTTCTAAGGACAGTGTATTTTTTCTTTTTAAAACTATCCATTAACTGTCTTTCTAACTGCTTGAAGATTAAAATGTATAAATCTAAAAGGATCTATACCGTGATCTACTGTAAATTCATGTTCAATATAAGCTGGGAAAAGTACCAATGTGCCAGGTTTTGGTTTGAAATGAATTGAACCACTCCCCATTGTAATATCATTAGGTTTTTTTAAAGGTAGCATCGACATCATTTTTGCTACTCTTGGGTCTTTAAGAATAGGGTAAGCGGTGTGCTCAGAACTTTTTAAAAAGTAAAAACCACTAATATGGTTATCATAATGAATATGAGCATTGTGGTAACCCGCACCTTTTTTAGAAAATTCTTGTACCCACATCTCAGTCCATGTCATATTATAAGTGGTCATATCATAACCTATATGATCCATTATTTCTAAAGATCTTCTTTCAACATATCCTTGAATGTCTGCAAATTCAGGAAGACCAACTAAAGGACCGGAATGATGCGTCATTCCAAAATCTCCTAATTTTTTACCGACAGCTTTATCTCTTTCCTTACACATGTCTTTAGTGTTATTTTTAGACCAAGCTATGTGAGGGTCTGAGGCTTTGTTTAATTTGTCTACTAGTTCTGGTAACTCATTTACGTACACTGGTGTTTGAAAGTATGTTTCAAAACTTATATTTTCATTCATCTAAAAGATCTCCCTAAACTCCATATAACTAAAGAATATCTTTTACCCCTAGTTACTGGTTTTACCCTGTGCTCTACAAAAGAAGGAAAAACAATAACACTTCCTTTAGGCACATTGTTAAATTTAATAAATTTGTTTTTATTTTTTGTTTCCATATCGTTGTTATTTAATTCTAATTCCCCTCCTTCATAATCTTTTGGGTTAGATAAGCTAACCGTTACAGATAATTTTCTAATTTTATTGTGTCGGCTTAAATCATTAGGTGCATTGTATGGTTTAGTCCAACCATCCTTATGCCAATCATAATGTTGATTTAAATTATATTTTGTAAACTGGCACGGTTCAGACCAATCCCAATCAAAATTCCAACCTGCATTCTCATTGGCTCTATGAATATAGGGGTGGATTTCTTTATATATCCAAGAACCTTCCATCCAAGTTACATTAGAATCTCTAGTTTTTTTTAAATCCCTTAAATTTTTTTCAGACATATTTCTGTTATAAGTGCCTGTCCAACCTATGTAATCTTTTTGTTTATTACCTATTTTTATTAAATCGTTACAAAATCTAGGTGTTAGAACTTTTTTAAAAATCCAACAATAATGTTTTAATATCATATTCTTTATTATCTTTTGAGTTTTATTATCATAAAAATAGTATATATTCAATATCTAGAATGACTATATTAGAAAGATTTGAAAAGTATTTAACCAACATAGAGCGTCCTAGTAAAAAAGAATCTTGGAATATAGCAGGTGTTTTAAAAGATAAAAATGCTTTTTATAGGTTTGATGTAAAAGATCTTACTAAAGCTTCTAATAATAGAGGTTTTAAAAAAGGTAGTTTAAAAAGTAAAGCGGAGAAAATGGTGTTTGAATTTAAAGATCAATGGATTATTTTAGACATTGGAGAACTTAATGAGTACGTAAGGCAAAGTAAAACAAAAGATTTTGAGTTAGATAAAATTATTCCTAAACTTGATTGGAACATGTTTATAGTAAAATGAGGTTATTTTTTAAAGAAGATAGAGATTTTTTATTACCTGAAGATAAACACACTTTAGATGAAATTACTTTAAACGGGTACTTTCCTTTTTATTTACAAAAAAATACTATTGGAAAAGATAATAAACATTTTTTAAGTCATATTATTGTAGGTAGGGTAGAGCAGCGAGATAAAAATGATAAAGGAATTAGTTCAAATTATGCAGAATTTTTTATAAAGATATTAAATCAATTTTGTAAAAAGAATAATATTAAATATAAAAACATATTAAGATACTCTCTTAATTTAGCTTTTTATGATGGTGTGGATAAATCTGGAACACATGTTGATCATGATGTCCCACATAAACAGTTAATTATTTATTTAAATGATCCTATGGATATAAATTCACATACAGTTCTTTTAAATAAAAAAGAAGATAAAATTATAAAAAAGATTGTGCCTGAAAAATTTAAAGGAGTTTGTTTTAACCAGTGTCCTCACTACATGGTATACCCTAAGAAAGGACATAGAATAGTTGCAATAGCAACTTTTAATTAATATGAAGATAACTATTTTAGGAAGAGGAAACGCTGGTTGTATTTCTGCAATGCATTTTGCACATTTTAGAAAACAATTAAATACAAAAATAGATATAGAGCTTATCTATGATTCCAATATTCCTCCAGTTCCCACGGGTCAAGGAACTACTTTAAGTTTCCCACAAACATTATTTGAAAACTTTGGGACAAGTTATTTAACTAATTTTCCATATACACTTAAAACAGGTATCATGTATGAAAACTTCGGTAAAAAAAATAAAAAGATTTACCACAACTTTCCTTTAGGAACCTATGCTTTACATTTTGAACCTAAAGAATTTCAAGACTATGTGTGCAACAATTTAAAAATTAATTTTAAAGAGACAGATAAAAACATAGGTAACTTAGATAGTATTGATTCTGACTATATAATAGATTGTAGAGGAACCCCTAAAAATTTAGATAGCTATGATAAACTACACAATCCTTTAAACACCGCATTATTAGGCAGTCTTCCTAAAAAAGAAAATGATGTGTTATGGACCCGATCTATTGCTCATAAAAATGGTTGGTGTTTTTATATCCCTCTGCCCCAAAAGACTTCGCTAGGTTATTTATTTAATAAAGATATTACTAACGTCGTAGATGCTAAAAAAGATTTTAAAAAAACTTTTGGAGTTACCAACGCTAAAGAATTTGGTTTCAGCCAATACGTAGCAAAAGAACCTATAATAGATAACAGGGTTTTATTAAATGGAAATAGACTTTTCTTTTTAGAACCTTTGGAAGCTACAGCTATGGGAACGTATTTACAGACAGCAAGGTTTTACTATGACTATATATTTAATAATACTAGTAAATATCAAACAGGTTTAAATATAAGAGAGTATGTAAATAAAGTACAAAATTTTATACTTTGGCACTATGCGAATGGTTCAACTTATAATTCTAGGTTTTGGACACACGCTAAAAATATTTGGAAGAAAAACAAAGATGAGGATTTTTTAGAAACTTTAAAAACTATAAGGGGGATGACACAAGACGACATAGAAAATAGTGTGCATACTTCTTTTAAATATGCTCAATGGGAAGAATGGAATCTTAAATTATGGCAAGATCAAGTATAAAAATAATAGATAACTTTTTACCAATAAATGTATTTAAAGAAATACAAGAAAAAGCTATGTCTTTACCTTTTTTCTATACTCCTAATATTACATTTGAAAATAAAAGAGATTTTAATTTTTATCTAACTCATATAGTATACAACAACCATGCTCCCAATAGTCCTTTTTTTGAAGACATGAAAATTATTATAGATAAAATAGGAGAAGATTTATTTTTAAGAAGAATTAAAGTTAATTTTTATCCTAGGACAGAGAAACTTATTATTCACGAAAAACATAGGGATAATAAAAAATCCCATAAGGGAGCTATATTTTCTTTAAACACATGTAATGGAGGAACTTATATCGGAGATAAATTTATTAATTCTATAGAGAATAGAATGTTGTTTTTTGATCCAAGTCAATTTCACAGCAGCACTACATGTACCGATAAACACGCTAGATTTAATATTAATTTTAATTACTTTTAACATATGATTCATAATTTATTTCCCACCCCTATTTATCAAGCAGATTTAAAAAAACCTATTTCAAATAAAATTTTAAATAATAAAGTTGTGTATAGAAAAAATACAGGAAATGATGCTAGCGTAGATACTTATATTTTAGAGAAAACTTTATATTCAGATTTAAAAAAAGAATGCCAATCTCACCTAGAAGAATATTACAGAACAATTATAAATACAAAAAATAATGTAACCCCCTATATTACGCAATCTTGGTTAAATAAGACTAAAGAAAAAGGCCATCATCCTTTACATACTCATCCTAACAGTATTATATCTGGTGTGGTGTATTTCAATGCTGACCCTAATAAAGATAATATTAGAATACAAAAACCTTTAGGGGGACATAGTTATGCTTTACAATTTTTAATGTACCCTAAAGAATATAATGCATGGAATTCTAATGATTTTGTACTTCCCGTAAAATCTAATTCAATTATATTATTTCCTTCTTATTTACCACATTCTGTAGATATTAAAAATTCTTCTAATATTAGGACTAGTCTATCTTTTAATACTTTTGTAAAAGGTACACTAGGATATGAAGTTGATCTGGATTTACTACAAATATAATACTACCAAAAATCTAAAAACCTTATATATTTAAACCTATGGCATTAAAAAAAGTAGACTTTGCACCTGGTTTTAATAAACAAAGCGTACCTTCAGCACTTCCTGGACAATGGGTAGATGGGGACTTTGTTCGTTTTAGATATACCGCACCTGAAAAAATAGGGGGATGGTCTCAACTTACTCAAGCTAATGAAACAGTTCCCGGTGCAGCCAGAGCTCAATTAGCATTTACAAGTCTACAAGGGGAGAGATACACGGCTATCGGAACTTCTCAAGGTCTATTCTTATATTATGGTGAAGCTTTTTACGATATTACTCCTTTAGACACTGCAATTACAGGAGCAACCTTTGATACTTTTTCTAGTCAAAACAATGTTACTGTAAATAAAACTTCTCACGGTTTAGAAGTTGGGAGATACGTAACGTTTACAACAGTTACTCCTCCGACAGGATATTCCGCAACAGATTTTACAGAAGGTGCTTTTGAAATTTTAACAGTCCCTAATGATAATACTTTTACTATTCAAATGAGAGTTAATGCAAGTGGTGCAGCATCTGCATCGGGTGCAGCCTCTATTAATCCTTATGTTGAAGTAGGTCCTACTTTTCAAACGTTAGGTTATGGATGGGGTACTTATCTATGGGGAGATTCTACATGGGGCACAGAACGAACTACAAGCACCGTTACATTAGATCCAGGAAATTGGAGTCTTGATAATTTTGGAGAAGTTCTTGTTGCAACTATATTTAATGGTAAAACTTTTACTTGGAATGCAGGAGCATCTAATGCAAGAACAGTTAGAGCATCACAAAATACTACAAACTTTGTAACAACAGGTAATCCAACAGCTACTCGATTTACATTGGTTTCAGACAGAGACAGACATTTGTTTCATTTTGGAACAGAAACAACTATAGGCAATGCTGCAACACAAGACCCTATGTTTGTAAGATTTGCAAATCAAGAAAATTTAAATGACTATTTACCTACAGCTACCAATACTGCTGGAACATTTAGATTAGATACTGGAAATAAAATTAATGCAGCTCTTCAAGGTAAAGATTATGTTTTTGTATTAACGGATCTTGCAGCTTATGTTATTCAGTTTGTTGGTCCACCTTTTACTTTTTCTGTAAGACAAGTTGGTACTAACTGTGGATGCATTGCCCAACATGCAGCCTCTTATGTTAATGGTGCCGTGTATTGGATGTCTGCCGAAGGTGGATTTTTTATGTACGATGGTACAGTAAAAGCTCTTCCATGTTTAGTTGAAGATTTTGTTTTCACCACTCAAAATGGAAATTTAGGAATTAATTATGATGCTGCCGACACAGTTTATTCTGCTCCAAATAGTTTATACACAGAAGTAAATTGGTTTTACCCTAAATCAGGATCAGAACAAATAGACAGATGTGTGACCTATAACTTTCAAGAAAACTGTTGGACTACTTCTTCTTTAGCAAGAACAACTTATCAAGATCAAGGTGTGTTTACTTTACCATACGCAACAGAATACAACGCAACAACAACTCCAGTGTTTTCAGAAATTTCTGGAATTACTAATAAGTATGGAGCATCTATTTACTATGCTCACGAAATAGGAACAGATCAGGTCAATAGTTCAGGTACAACTTCTATTGATGCATTTATACGATCGGGAGATTTTGATATAGATGACGGTGAATTGTTTATGTCCATGAGAAGATTTATGCCAGATTATAAATTTTTAGTGGGCAACTCTAAAGTAACTTTATTTATTTCTGATTATCCTTCTGATCTTCAAACAGGTTCGCCACTCGGACCTTTTACAATAACAAGCACTACTGATAAAATAGATACTAGAGCTCGAGGAAGATTACTATCATTAAAAATAGAAAATGACGCTGCAGGTGAAACTTGGCGTTATGGTAGTTTTAGACTAGATGCACAACCAGACGGGAGAAGATAATGACTAAAAGATTAAATATCAAAAAAGCAATTAAAAAACCAGGTTCTTTAAGAAAGGCTTTAAATATTAAAAAAGGTGAAAAGATACCTTTAGATAAATTAAATAAAGCAGCTAAAGCAAAAGGTAAGTTAGGTCAAAAAGCTCGGTTTGCTAAAACACTAAGAAAAATAAATAGAGCATAATGGCTAAATTAAGTAATTACATACCTGAGCCCAAACAAGAATACGATGTAGAAAACCAACGTCAAATTATTGAGTCTGTAACAACTATGAAACAACAACTTAA